ATTCGACAAGAGGTGCAATTACACCTCGTCAGAGCGAGTCGACCCTAAGGTTGTCGCCGCTTCGCGCGCGCTTCTTGATAAGATAGCGCCTCACACGTACGACCCTTTGGTCATGGATTTGAAGTTGTTTGAAGATTGGAATGCTCAATTTGATTCTGGTAAGCAAGCCCGCCACGTGAAGGCTTATGCCAAATTGAGTTCTGTCACTAGCGCCCAGTTTAGTGACAAACAGATATTCGTCAAGGTCGAGGCTTTGCTCAAGCGCCACGATGCGCAGTGGGCACCTCGTATTATCTACCAGTCTTCCGACTTGCACAATGTCCTGCTCGGCCCGGTGATGTGGAAGTGCACCAAACGTATGTTTGCGTGCTTTCAATATGATGCTTCTGGGGGAGGTCCCATGTACATGGGGGCTTACTCTAAACAGACCCCAGAACTTGTGGATTTCATCCACAGGCACGGCACTTCCGACACCGTCTATGTCGAGTCTGATTTTTCGTCCAATGACATGACTCAATTGGAGGACGTCCACTTGTTGGAGCTGGAATGGTTGTCTCGTTTCGGTGCTCCTGTTTGGCTTACTGCTTTGATGCATGTGGCTAATCGCTTTCGGGCGACGTCACACAAGCATCGCGTCAAAGCTGTCGTAACCAATCAGCTGCCGACCGGAGCGCAGTCTACGACGTTCCGTAATTCGCTTTGGAATGCGTCCATCAACTTTTGTTGGGCGAGTGAGCACGGTTTTCTCGGTGATGTTCTGATTCTCGGCGACGATATGTTAATGCGCTTGGATAATCCCAAGTTTCGTCGTCAGGCTTTACGTAGGTCCTATGAATACGTTACCAAGAGAGCTGGCATGAAGGCTGTTGTGTCTGTTCGCAGGCACTTGTCTGAGTGCGAGTTCTTGTCAAAACAGTTCATCCCTGACCGTGCTTCGTTTGTTATGGCACCCAAGCTAGGCAAGGGTCTGGCTCGTTTTAATGTTAGGGCAACCAGTAATGAGGCCGTTTCTGACCGCGAGTACATCGCGGGCAAGGCTTTGTCCTATGCATACGAGTTCAGGTTTGTTGGACCCGTGTCTAGGTTGTTTTTGTTGCGTTTCGCGCAGTGCGAGATTGATGATCCACACTTGGATGCCCTTGGCTGGAACGCTAAGGGGGCATTTTTGCAGCTCGGGACGAGCGGTGTCATTCGTGCGATTGACACGGCCCGTTCCGCCTCTCGTGATGATATCACGAGGTTTTATCACTACAAATATGCGCTTACTTGTTTGGATGTTGTCGATCTTGTGACAAAAATCTTGTTTGGTGACAGGCATCTCGACTCTGCTGAGGCTGGGTTTGTTCTTGCGGATTTCGTTTGATATCCGCGTTTATGGTCCCCGCCAAATCGGATGACGCCTTG